GTCTGGGTCGGTGTAGCCCAGTTGGACACCCATGACGAAGGGGGCGTGCGCGCTGCGCCGCCGCTCCAGCTCTTCGACGGTGTGGGGGCCCATGGTCCAGGAATTGCCGTAGTAGCGGGTCATCTCACACCCCCTTCGGGGCGACGGCGAGGTGGGCGGCGATCTGCTTCGCCTCGCGGTAGGAGTGCGCCGGGACCACGGTGAAGCAACCAAACTGAGCTGCCCACACGAGGTAGAGGATGGTGGGGGAGGAGGCTGAAACTTTGGGGGAGGTGGTCATCGGGGATCTCCTTGGCGCGTAGTGGCCGATGAAATGGTAGCGTCCCGTGAGGAGGAGCCGTCAACAAGAATTTCAAAAAACTTTCATCTCTAGTGGAATCAGCAGTTCTAGCGTTCAGGCGTGAAACTCGCTTGGGCCCGTTTGGTGAAACTGGGCCTTCCCAATACAGTTCCGCGTCCCAACTGTGTCATGTACTGTATTGGGGCCTAAACGCCATTAATGCACCAGATCCAAACACGCCAATACAGATGGTCCAGTTTCACCCTATTCTCCCCTTATTTTTTTCTCCCCCCTCCTCTTTTCTACTCTTTTTACCCTTTTCAATTTTTAAAGGAAGAAGTGTATTGAGTGTATTGGACCCTCGCGAGACCGCTGCCCCATTGGGTTTGCGGGATTGAGGGTGAAACTGGGGCATCTGTATCAGGTGTATTGAGAATTTTGCGGATGCAGTGCTGGTGCGGGTTTGCGCGGATTGTGATTGCTCGAGGTGTATCGGGAGTGGTCGAAAAAATTTTTGGGGGGACACTTTGGTATGCCGAGATCCGCGAAACGTGTGCTAACGCCCAATGGCCTGGACACCCGGGAGGAGGCCTTCGCGCAGCACTTCGCGATCTACGGTGTGGCGTCGAAGGCCGCTGCTGCTGCGGGCTACGCGGAGAGCACGAACCCCTCGAGCCAGATCCTCGTGAAGCCACGCATCCAGGCCCGCATTCGTGAATTGCAGGAGGCCCAGCGCGAGGCCACGCTGCTCACGAGCAAGCAACTCCTCGAGGAGCTGGCGAACATGATCACGCTCGACCCACAAGATCTGCTCGATGAGAACGGCAGGGTGCGCCCGCTGCACGAGATGCCGAAGGCGGTGAGGAAGAGCATCAGGGAACTGAGTCTCGATGAGATCTACGAGCGTGACGAGGATGGTGTGCGCCACCTCGTGGGGTACAACCGGAAGCTGAAGGTCTACGACAAGGCGCGGGGCCTCGAACTCTATATGAAGCACCTCGGCATGCTCACTGATCGACTCGAGGTGAGCGGCAAGATCTCGCTGGAGCAGCTCGTGGACGCGAGCCTGAAGGGCGGACCTGATGGACCGTCTTAGGCCCACCGGCAAGGTCCCAGGCGCGAAGCGGCCATTCACGCTCCCGGAGCGGCTGAGGCAGTGGCGTGAGGACCCGGTGCTGATGGTCCGTCAGCTCTTCGGTGTGGAGCCCGACCCGTGGCAGCTCGAGGTGCTCCGCGAGTTCCCCACCCGCAACCGCATCGCGATGCAGGCCTGCAAGGGACCGGGCAAGACTGCGGCCCTCGCGTGGTGCATCTGGAACTTCCTGCTCACGCGACCACACCCCAAGATCGCCGCCACCTCCATCAGCGCGAACAACCTCGCCGACAATCTCTGGACTGAGCTGGCGAAGTGGCAGAACACCTGCCCGCTGCTCAAGGAGATGTTCGTCTGGACCAAGACCCGCATCTTCGCGAAGGACCACCCGGAGACGTGGTGGGCCTCGGCTCGTGCGTGGTCGCAGAGCGCCGACTCCACGCAGCAGGAGAACACGCTGGCAGGACTCCACGCGGACTACCTGCTCTTCGTCCTCGATGAGAGTGGTGGCATCCCGAACAGCGTGATGGCTGCGGCGGAGGCCGGTCTCAGCACCGGAGTCGAGACCAAGATCCTCCAGGCCGGGAACCCCACCCACCTCGAGGGCCCGCTCTACGATGCAGCGACCAGGGACCGCCACCTCTGGTACGTCGTCGAGATCACCGGCGACCCTGACGACCCCAAGCGCAGCTCTCGCGTCTCCGCCGACTGGGCCCGAGAGCAGATCGTAAAGTGGGGCCGTGAGAACCCGTGGGTCCTCGTCAACGTGTTCGGCAAGTTCCCACCCTCCTCAATCAACACCCTGCTCACCATCGACGAGGTCAGGGCTGCGATGGCTCGCCACCTCGCGCCGGACCTCTACCAGCCGTTCCCGAAGGTCATCGGCGTGGATGTCGCACGGCACGGTGACGACTCCACAGTGCTGTTCCCGCGCCAGGGCCGTGCGGCGTTCCAGCCGGTGCAGATGCGGAATGCCAGCACTGACCAGATCAGTGGCCGACTCGCGCAGGCAGAGCAGAAGTGGGGAGCGGAGTACTCGTTCGTGGACGCTACGGGAGGCTGGGGCTGGGGGGTCATCGACTTCCACCGCCAGCTCGGGCGTGACCCCATCCCTGTGGAGTTCTCGGCCAAGAGCAGCTCGGATCGGTTCGCCAACAAGCGCACCGAGATGTGGTTCGCCATGGCCCAGTGGATCAAGGAGGGCGGCGCACTCCCGGAGGTCCCGGAGCTGGTTGCGGAGCTGTCCACCCCCACCTACACTTTCAAGGGGGACCGGCTGCTGCTGGAACCCAAGGAACAGATCAAGGAGAGACTGGGGCGCAGCCCCGACTTCGCAGATGCACTCGCGCTGACCTTTGCTCAGCCAGTCACGAAGCCAGAGCCACTGCTCGCCCGCCAGTCCCCCTTCCGAGAATCCTCGAGGAGCTGGGACTACGATCCACTCAGCGTCGTGTAGGAGTCCCCATGTGCTTCTCATCTCCCAAGATCCCAGCGGCCACGCCTCCCCCTGCGGCTGCTGCACCCGTGACGGAGCAGGATCAGGCGGTCCAGGCCGCTCTGGACCGTGAACGTCAGAGGCAGGCAGCGAGGCTCGGCAAGCGCAGCACCATGCTCACCGGCAACGCAGGGCTCGCCACGCCTCCCCCGTCCGGCCCCAAGACGATGTTGGGGCAGTGACATGAGCACCACACGGCGAGGCCACATTCTCAAGCGGCACAGCCAGCTCGAGCTGGAGGCCGCGCAGTGGGTGCCGCACTGGCGGGAGCTGAGTACCAAGATCCTCCCTCGCACAGGCCGGTTCCTCACCACCGACCGACAGGCGCAAGGCAATAAGCGCGTGAACGACATCCTCGACAACACCGCAGCCATGGCCCTGCGGACGCTGGTGTCCGGGATGATGAGCGGCATCACGTCACCGGCCCGTCCGTGGTTCCAGTTCCGCATCATGGACCGTGCCCTCAACAACGACCGGGCCGTGCGGTGGTGGCTGGATCAGGCCCGTGATGTCGTGGCCGACCTGAAGCTGAAGAGCAACTTCTACACGGTGGTGCCGGGCCAGTATCAGAACCTCGGCCTGTTCGGCACCTCTGCCCAAGCTGTGGTCGAGGACAGCCAGAGCATCGTGCGCTACGTTCCGTTCCCGGTCGGCTCGTTCAACCTTGGGCTGAGTGACACCGGGAGGCCCGACACCTGCTACCGCAAGTACCAGATGAGCGTGGCCCAGCTCGTGCACAAGTTCGGCAAGGAGAACTGCCCCTCTCAGATCCAGAGGTCCTACGAGACCGGCACCACCGAGACCTACCACGACGTGCTCCATGTGATCGAGCCCAACGTGGACTGGGACGAGCAGCGTGTGGAGTCGAGGTTCAAGAGGTACGCCTCGATCTACCTGCTCCTCGCTGGGAACGAGAACGACGACACGTTCCTGCGAGCCTCTGGGTTCGACGACTTCCCCATCGTCGCTCCCCGCTGGGAGGTCGAGGGGGAGGACACCTACGGGACCAGCCCAGGGATGGTGGCGCTCTCGGACATCAAGCAGCTCCAGCTCATGCAGCGCCGCAAGCTCCAGGGCCTGGACAAGCTGGTGGCCCCTCCTCTGAAGGGGCCCGTCTCGCTGAAGAACCGCAAGTCCTCGTTCATGCCCAACGACATCACCTACGTCGATGAGGTCGCCAACGGTCAGCGCCTCGAGCCGATCTATCAGGTGCAGCTACCGCTCGGTGAGCTGGCACAGGAGATCATGGTCACCCAGAACCGCATCAACGACGGCTTCTTCAAGGAGCTGTTCCTGATGATCTCGCAGATCGACACCGGCGTGACCGCCACCGAGATCGCGGCACGTCAGGAAGAGAAGCTGATGATGCTGGGCCCGGTCTACCTTCGCCTCAACGACGAGATGCTGGATCCTCTCGTCGAGCTGACGATGAAGAGGGCTGAGGCAGCGGGCATCCTGCCCCCTCCTCCCGAGAAGATCATCGGTGCGCCTCTCCAGGTGGAGTACGTCAGCGTGATGGCCCAGACCATGAAGAGCCTCGGCGTGGCCTCCATCGACCGGCTGATGACCTTCGTCGGCACGGCTGCTCCTGTGTTCCCGTCGGTCCTGGACAAGGTCAACATCGACGCCACCGTCGATCACTACGCCGACATGGTCGGTACCCCCGCGAACGTGCTCTACGGCCAGGAGGAGGTCGCTGCGTCTCGGGCCGCGAAGGAGCGTCAGGCCATGATGCAGCAGGGCATGGCGATGGCCGCTCAGGGCGCGTCCGCTGCGAAGGATGCCTCCGCCGCGATGGGCGGTGGGGATGCGCTCGGTGCGCTGCTCTCCAACATGCAGGGGGCTCCCCTGCCACCTGTTCCCGGAGTCCAGTGATGCCGCACTTCGATCTCACATCCCTGCTGGTCAAGCTCGGCGTGGGCTTCTTCGGGTTCGTCCTCGTCATGCTCACGTCCATCGTGGGCTGGTTCTGCGTCCAGTGGCTGCGCCGCATCAACGACACCCTGGAGGCCAACACCCAGGCTCTGATGAAGCTGACCACCCAGCTCGGGCTGGCCGTGAGGGACATCGACGACCACAGCACAGCTATCGAGAAGCTCTGGGAGCGCAGTTGCAACCTCCCCGAGTGCCCGTTCGGCGATACCCGGCCCCACCACCCTCGCCATGCCCGCACCCGTTCGACAGATGGAGGGGCCGATGCCTGAGTTCGAGGAGGAGGAGCTGGTCCTCGAGGCCAAGCCCAAGAAGAAGGCCAGGGAGAAGCACAATCAGGCCAAGGACGACCTCATCGCTGTGATGGAGACGGTCCCTGGCCGTCGCGTGATCCAGCGTCTTCTCGAGGACACCGGACTCTACCGAGTGTCCTTCACCGGCAACGCCACGACGTACTTCAACGAGGGCATGAGGAACGTCGGACTGAGGATCCTCGCGGATCTCCAGGACTTCTGCCCGCAACTCTTCCTGCTCATGCAGCAGGAGCACATGAAGAAAGGAGCGGACGATGAGCGCTGACCTCGCCCAGGCGACCCAGGCCACCGAATCGACCGAACCCACCGAGGCCACTACCATGCTGGCCCAATCCGGCGACCCCACCCCTGCGCTGGATGCAGTGCCGCCCACCGAGGCCCAAGGCGAGGAGCAGACATCCCCGAAGAGCGATGATGCGAAGCCTGACTCGGTGCCGGAGAAGTACGAGTTCACCTTCCCCGAGGGTGTCGAGCTGGACAAGCAGGTCTTCGAGGCCTTTGAGCCCATCGCTCGTGAGCTGAAGCTGACGAACGAGGGGGCCCAGAAGCTCGCGGACTTCTACCTCTCCACGAGGAAGAGCGAGGTCGAGGCTCACGCTGCGGCGTGGTCGGACCAGCTCAAGCAGTGGGAGGTTCAGGTCAAGGCCGACAAGGAGATGGGGGGAAGCAAGTTCGAGTCGTCCATCGCTGCCGCACGTTCGGTGGTGAAGAAGTTCGGGTCCCCCGAGCTGTACGAGGCCTTCGACACGATGGGCTTCGGCAACCACCCCGAGCTGGTGCGGATCTTCGCCCGCATCGGTGCAGTGATCAAGGACGACAGCATCGTCACCGGCGCTCCCGCCAAGACCGCGTCTGCCGAGCAGACGCTCTACCCCACCATGCACAACTAGCAAGGAGACCCCATGTCTGTGCTCACCGCCTATAACCCCACGCTTCTGGACCTCCAGAAGCGGATGGACCCCGATGGCAAGATCGCCCCCATCGTCGAGATGCTCCACGAGACCAACGAGATCCTCGAGGACATGACCTTTATGGAGGGCAACCTGCCCACCGGCCACAAGACCACGATCCGCACCGGCCTCCCGGCCCCGACGTGGCGCAAGCTCTACGGCGGCGTCCAGCCGACGAAGAGCACCACCGCCCAGGTCACCGACTCGTGCGGCATGCTCGAGGCCTACGCCGAAGTGGACAAGGCCCTGGCCGACCTCAGTGGCAACCCCGCCGCGTTCCGCCTCAGCGAGGACCGGGCTCACCTGGAGGGCATGAACCAGGAGTTCTGCGACACGCTGTTCTACGGCAACGAGACCACCGAGCCCGAGGCTTTCACGGGGCTGACCCCCCGCTACAACAGTCTCACCGCCGAGAACGCCGCGAACGTGATCGGTGGTGGCTCCAACGACACCGACAACACCTCGATCTGGCTGGTCGTGTGGGGTCCCAACACGGCTCACGGCATCATTCCGAAGGGCTCGGTCGCTGGCTTCAAGCAGACCGATCTCGGTGAGGTCACCGCCGGTGACACCACCAACGGGTACTGGCAGGCCTACCGCACTCACTACCGCTGGGACGTGGGCCTCACCGTCCGCGACTGGCGCTACATCGTGCGGATCCCCAACATCGAGATCAGTGACCTGACCAAGAACGCCGCGACCGGAGCGGACCTCACCGATCTCATGGCTCAGGCCCTCGAGATCGTTCCGAGCCTGAAGATGGGCCGTCCTGTCTTCTACTGCAACCGGACGATCAAGAGCTGGCTGCGCCGCCAGATCGTCTCCAAGGTCGCCAGCTCCACGCTGACGATGGATCAGGTCGCCGGGAAGCACGTCCTCACCTTCGACGGCATCCCCGTCAAGCGCTGCGATGCCATCACCAATACTGAGGCCCTGGTCTCGTAACCCCAACCCACACGAACAAGGAGATACAACATGATTCTCGACGAGCGCACCGAATTTGCCGATGCCGTCAGCATGATCAACAACGCCGGGACCTTCGTACTCGGCGATGTGATCGACACCGGCGCTGCCCCCACCACGAAGAACCTCGGCCCCACCGACGACCTCTATGTCGTGATCCAGATCGACACGTCGGTCGCCGCCGCCGCTGGTGCCGCGAACGTCACCTTCAAGGTGGTGTCCGACGCCGACAGCGCACTGGGGTCCCCCACGATCCACTACGTCTCCGACGCTATCGCCAAGGCCACCCTGGTGGCCGGGTACGAGATCGCCGTCAAGCTGCCCCACGGCAGCTACGAGCGCTACCTCGGTGTCACCTACACCATCGACACCAACCCCCTGACCGCTGGCAAGGGCAACGCGTTCCTCACGCCTGTCTACCCGAAGAACACGATCTACCCTGACGCGATCTAGGAGGACCCATGCTGGTTCGAGCCAAGCAGAAGTGCTTCGTCGGCGGCGCTCGTCGCCGCCCAGGCGAGCTCTTCGACTACGAGGGCCTTCCGGCCCACTACCTCGAGCCGGTCACGGAGGACAGCACGGGGGCTCCGGCCCCCGTCGCTGGCCCTGAGACGGGCGGGACTGGGTTCGCCCTTCCTGCACCGACGACTGAGCTGGAGAGCATCACCATCGCGGGCAAGGTCGCCCGCATCCCCAAGCGACCGAAGGACTTCTTGGACGAGGTGCTGTGATGATGGAGACCTACGGGCTCGACGAGACCAAGGAACGGAAGCCCAAGCTCACGCTGGAGGGGGCGCAGATGGCCCTGGCCGGTATCGCCGAGCCCAAGGTCGGCAAGAAGCTCACGCTCCACTGCGAGGCTGTGGTGGTGGAGACCCTGGACGCCAGATTGGCGGACGGTAGCGAGGACATCCAACGGAAGCCCTACGTCACCCTCGAGCTGAGCAGGATCGAGTCCCAGGCCCAGGAGCCTGATG